AGTACTTTTGCATCATATGCCTTCTTTACTAGTTCACCAGTAGGTGTTAGTTTAACTATTCCATTTTCAAGATCTGTTGTACTTACATACGCTTTTTTAACAGCCTCATCTAAACCACCAACAAAGTTAATAAAGTCTAGGTTTCCTGATTGATCTAACAGTGCCTGGTTTAATCCAACAAACCCCTTTAGAAGTAATCCATCATTAAATACACGCTTAAGTTCTTTTAGTCCGCCCTCTGCGTTAATGCTTGCATTTCTTGTTAACTTTAATGTAAGCAATAAGTCGTCTAGAGTTGTATCTCTTTCTTTCTTATCCCCGCCAGTTGGTCCACCCTTTGGAGCCTTTGGCTTAATCTGTGCAGGAGCATACTGTGGCTTTGCTGCTTGCATTGCAAGATCTTCTCTTATTTTTGCTTGACCTGCAGGACTGTTTAAGAAATTCTCAACAGTCATTGCTCCGCCTGCAGCCTTTAATCGTTTTTGTGTTTCTGCTTTCATTTGTTCTGGAGTTATTTCTTGAAAAGCAGTAATGACTGTTAACATTGCAGTCTTCTGTTGGTTCTCAGGTAGGCTCTTAATCCAATCAAAGTTTGCTTTAACTGCTTCTAATGCTGCAATAAATCCTTTATCTGCACCAGCCTTACCTGGTCCACCCTTACCATTTTCTGTTGCAATTAAATCAACAACTGCTTTAACGCTAACGTCTTTAATATTGTTTACCTTGTTTAATTGACCAGTTAGTGTTCTTAACTTACCAATAGCATCACCCTTAAGGAATGCATTAATGTCAAAGTCTTTTGGCATGGTGTTAAGAATTGCAAGTGTTGAATTTAAATCATCAAACTGTGTCTTATCTTTGATTAAGTTAATATCAATAAATAATTGTTTCTTTGTTTTATCATCTAACTTTTCAATGTTTAGGTTACCCAATAAAGTTTGAATCTCTCCAGCACCTCGTGTTGTAACCATAAGATCAAGATTTTTGGTTAATCCTTCATTATCTCCCCTAAAGATTCCCATCAAATTTGTTAAAAGTAGTGGGTTTGTTCCAGCACCAGCAAGGGCTGTTATTTTTAATTCTAATGACTTGCTTCCAGTTCCTGCTGCTAGTTTGAGCATTGGGTCAAGGAAGGGTTCATTTTGTGTACCCTTAACTTTTGCTCTTGCCTGTTGTCTGGCTGCTTCCATAAACGCTGTGCTTAGACCGCTAAGGCCTGTTGCACCCTTTGTAAGACTAAATGCCTCTTGCATTGCCTTAAGGTTATTTGCATTTGCCTTGTTAAGTTTTGCATTATCTTCTAGATTTTTATCCGTTGCTTCTTTAATTTGATTTTGAATATCTAGTTTTGCTTTTGCTGTCTTTGCTGAAGCAAGATCAGTATTAAGGATTTGTAATTTTTTATCATACTCATAATTAGTTGCATCAATTTGAGCCTGTGTAATTTCAAGGTTTTGAACAGAGGCAGCCCCAGCCAGGGCAAAGGTCTCTTTAGTTGGAGATCCCTTTAAAATGTTTTGAACTTGATTTTGGCTTTCTTTAACTATATCAAGTCTAACCTTAATTGGATCTTTTAATATGTCTGATCCATCTGGTCCAATAATAGAAGTTAAGTCTCCAACAATTTTTGGATATAAAGACATGTCTTGGAAATCTACAGCAACCTGTCTTGCAATATCTCCCGCTTGTATTCCAGTTATGACTCCGTCTGAAACAAGACCAGATAATTGAAGTGCAAAACTTTTAACTGCAGGGCCTGTGCCAGATCTAAGAAGGTCGTCTTGGAACCCCTTAAAGATTTCTTTTCCAACTTCAGATGCTGCAAATGAAGTTCCAAACTGTTGCCCTGCACGGTCATAATTTTTTGTGAATTTATCAGATGAAGCATTTTGTCTTTTAATTGACATAACTTGTGATGCGCTATATGTATTTGTTATGGCTGAAACTTTCTTCATCTTCTCTGTTGTTGCAGATATAGAATCTATATAATCAGATTGTTTTTTAGCCATCTTTATATTATTGTCATTTATAATTTTTTGAATAAGTGTTCCAGCACCAATAGCAGCAACTATTGCGGTTAATGCCAATCCCCATGGGGTCATAGAGGCAACCATCTTTAAGATTCCAGTTTTTAATATTGGGAAAAGCATTGTTACAACTTGAAGACCAATAGCAAATGGAAGAATTTTTTGTGCAAGTTCTCCAAGTTTTCCAGGTAAGAATGAGGCACCAATTGCTACCATGCCAAATACGTTTGCTGCAGATGCTGCTTTTACTCCTAGTTTCTTTGTTTGCTTTTCTGTTTCTATGTTTGCGGCAGTTGATTTTTCTACAGACTCTATAAGTTTAGATTCTGCTACTCTTGTTTTTGCTGCAATCTGTGATTGTGTCATTGACCCTGTGTCAGAGAATGGGATGGCTGTGGCTGCATTGTTAAACCCTGGAACAATATATCTACCAATACGTTTTGCTGGTGTTTTTACTACTCTCTTGCCTTCTGGAATAACTGTAAACTTACTGTCTGCTAACTTTCCAGTTGAAGGCTTTACTCCCTTTGGCTTTTTCTTACCCTTAATTTTTTCTATTTTCCCAGTTTTTTCATCTAGCAGAGATTCTTTCTTTGTGACCATTGCTGGCTTAACTGCAAAGTGCATCTTGTGAACGCCTCTCCAGTCTGTTAATTTACCCTGCTCAAGTCTTGCAATCATATCCTTGTAGGCTGCTTTTTCTACTGGATCGGTTATATCCATTGAAGCAATAGACTTCTTTAATTTTGGAAGAACCGTATCTATTTCAGCAATCATTCTTCTGTGATATTCATCTGCAGACATTTGTTTTGGAATATCTAATGTTGACAAAGCAAAGTCTTTACTTAGGCCACGACCTCCTGGTGCTCCAAGCAAATTAATTTCTGCTTGTCCAAGCATTGAGGGCATACCAGCAGAAAAGTCTCTTCTTCCAGATGCTCTATCAAATACTCCTGCTGCACCTGGATCTGTTAAAATATTTCCAGAAAGATTTCCACGCTTTAGGTCTTTATCTCCACGAAGGTTTGCTGCAACTAGTTGTCTAAAATACTGATCTTGTGTAAACTTTCCTGTCATGTTTGACTCTGCAAACTTTGGATCAAAAGCAGATTCTAAAACAATAAGTTTTCTTCTTTTATTATTTGGATCTGCCATAGTCCTCATAACCTGTTGAGGAGTTTCTAGTCCATGGGCTTCTCTAGCAATTTTGTTTGCTCGTAATTCAGCCTTTGCAGATTTTTCATCAACCATTGGCTTAACAAATACTTTAGTACCATCTGCCTTTTCATATAGTCCACCAACTCCAGCAACTGGAAAACTATATCCTGTTGATGGTGCAAGTTGCTTGCCAAAGTCTGTAGGCTTAACTTTTGCCATGGTGCTAGACTTTACATCTGCATCAATTCTTTTCATTTCTTCTAAAGCCTTTTTGCTTAATCTTTTTGTTGTTTTTTTAACTTCCTGAGATGGTCCAAGATCAGGCCTTAAACCTATTTCATTTCTTTTTGTGCTCGCTCCTCTTGCTAAAAATACAGCCTGTCCAAGCGCACTATCATAAGCATATGATGATCCAACAACCTTCTTGCCCTTACTATTAGTTCTTTCTACAATAATATGAGTTTTTTCTGGCATTGGAAAGTCTGGATGGTTTCCAATTACACCAGATAGTTTTCTTGGTTTGCCATCTTTGTCTAGTGGGGTCGGCTTTCCTTTATATTCTGTAGCGTCTCCATCAATTATGGTAACTGGCACATTTGCAATTGTTCCTGCTGCTACGGCCTTCATAAACTTTTGTTCTAGTGTTTTTGGATTATGAGACAAACCTTTTCCAAGACCATATTCTGATTTAGCCTGGAATGCTTTGTTCATTGCTTGATAAGTTTTTGTTGATTTTGTTTCTGATGGTAGACCTTCAAAAGATCTCTTAATTAAATCATCAGTTACTCTTCCGTTATTCTTGGCTGCCTCTTCTTTTATTTTTGCCAACATTGAATCATCAATAAGTGTGTTATCAAAACCATGAAGGTTCTTTATTATTTTTCTATCTCTTGTTGCATCCCATTTTTCTGGACCTTGAGATAGCCACTCTCTTTCAAAGATATCAAGTGCAACACCCTTATTCTTAGCAAGTTGATTGTTTAATTCTGAATCAAAAGAAAAACCTAAAGATCTATAATCTGTAACATATCCTGGCTTTCCAGATGCTTTTGTTATTCCATCTAAAGCATTTATTCTTGCTTTGTCGTATGCTGTTAATCCAGGAGTTTCTTTTACGTATTGATCTGAAAGAATAGACTCTGCTTTACCTACGTGTGCATAACTATCCTTTGATGACATTGTCTTGTTTTTGCCCACTTGAGTAACTTCACCAGTACCGCCATTAAATCCCTGAAGTTTTCCATTAACCATTGCATCAATAATTGGTTGGAACTGCGGATCTTGTGCTACTGGTGCTGGGATGACTGCTTCTCCAGGAGTAAGCATAGATGCTACGCTATCTTTATTTCCTGTACCTGGAACATATGTTGCTCCCTTGGCATATGAGAATGGAATATTTTTTACTCCAGGTTTGGCTCCAGCAGCGGCCTTACCAGCCCTTCCAGCCATCATTCCTGGATTTGCCATAGCAAATTTTGCTGCTGCAACTGTTGCTGCAACATATGCTGAACGCAATGCTGAGACTGCGCCTGTTTCTAATTCAAACTGTTGTGTAAGTCTGGTATGTGCTTGATTAAGAGATGCAGCAACGGTAGTGGCTTCAAGTTGTTCTGCAGTTAAATAACTAGTTGTTGCTGCAAGGTTAGATGAGTCTCCACTCATCTTTAAGAATCCAGTACGGAGTGCTAAAAATAATTTAATAATGTTAGCAAGACCGTTGGCCAACAAACCAAATGTCATAAGCAATACTGGTCCAATAAATCCAACAAGCCCTGTTGCAATTACAATAAACTTCTTTGTGCCTTCTCCTAGATTATTAAACTTGTCAAGAACATTTCCAACAACTTTAACAACTGGTGTAAGTGCTTTTAAGAATGCTTCTCCAATTGGAATAAGTGTAAGTTTTAGTTTTTCTATTGATTCTCTAAAGTTAACGCCAACAGCATTTTCTACTGTCTTTAATTCTCGTTCTGATATAATTGCAAGTTCTTCTACTGATGCCCCAGCAAGTTGTAAAACCCTTGATGCTTGAGTTCCATCTTTTGTTACGTTTTGAAATAGTGTAGATAGACGTGCAAATTGAAACTTTCCGAATAGTTGTTCAATTGCACGGGCACGATTAAGTGGATCTAAGGTATCTAGTGCTTGAGAAAAACCAATAACTGTGCTTCTGATGTCACCCTTGTTGGCTTCAACAATTCCCCTGATATTAATACCAAGATCTCCAAGTATTCCTTCTGCTTTTTTAGATGGATTAATTAAAGATGCAAGACCAGACTTAAGTGCGTTAGCACCTTCTGATGCATTGATTCCACCTTCTTTCATTGCTGTTAAGAAGAATGCAAGATCTTCAACATCGCCACCAAGTTGCTGAATAACTGGTCCAGCCTTTGGAATTGCTATTGTTAAATCTTCAATAGATACTACAGTCTGGTTTTCAACTGCGTTGAGGAAGTTTATTTTGCTTGTTAGATCTTTAGCAGCAACACCAAAAGCATTTGTCAGGGATATTGTTGTTTCTAGTGCCTGCTCTTGTTCAACTCCGCCAAGTACTGCAAGTCTTGTTGCTTCTGCTACCTGTGCTGTAAGTTCTGCACCAGTCTTACCCATAGCAGCAGCATCGGCAGCCATCTTAACAGTATCTGCAACCGCCACACCATACTTTGTAAATTCTTTTGCAAGAAGTTGAATGTCTGCAAGGGCTTTAGTTGTTTCGTCTGATGTTGTAAACATACTTCCATAAACACGCTTGAATCTAATAGCCTGTTTTTCAAGATCCATAAATACTTTTCCAGCAACAGTTCCAAGGTATAGAAGTGGAACAGAGAAACCAACCATTAACTGACGGCCAGCCCACTGAGTATTTTTACCAAAGTTTAGAAGATTTGTTGAACCTTGCTTAACTAGTTGATTAAAAATTGCTTGTTTTTGTGAGGCTATCGCTATCTGTGTTGCTGCATCCTTCATGTTTAATGAATGAGGGGTAATCGACATTGCCCTTGTTGCGCCTTGTGCATCTTTACCCATTTTAATATACTGGGTTTGCATCTTCTTTACACGCTCTTGTGCTACCTTGGCAATTGTGTCAAATTCTGATTTAAAAAGTTTACCAAATGTTTTAGTTGATCCCGCGGCATATTTAAAGTATTGCCCCATAGACAACTTATTAGTTTCAAGAGCATGGGTAAATGACTCAGTGGATGTTCTTACAAGACCCATCTGAGCATGGAATTTACCAGTAGCATTGATTGCATTTAGAAGGTTAGTCTGTAAACCTTTTTGAGCGATAGCAGCCGAAGCACTACCTTTTGCCACCTGTTGATGAAACGTGGCAATCTGACGTTGTAAAGCCTTGAGTTCCGCCAATGCTGATGAGGCATTTATATTTATGCCTATATTAGCATTAACGTCACTCATGAACTTACACCTCTTTTATTTAGTTATTTGCAAGCACTGTATTTAGTAGTGCGTTAGCATCACTAAGTTTTACTCCAGATGCTGCTTCAATAATATTGTAGACTGTTGGCAGATCTAAAACATCTTCCAACTTTTCTAGATCTCCAGCCAATTCTGGCTTGTACTGCTCCATTGCAATTTGTACGCATTCAATAAGAAGAGCCATAGACTTCTCATTATCTTCTGCTACCAAGGCTACCTGCTCAAACTTCTTCATAAATGGGCGAAGCAAAGAAATCTTTAAAGGACGTACCTTTATCTTTGTTCCATCCATAAGTGTCAGTTCTGCCCCCTCATACACTGTTGTTGCCATTGTATTTCCTCCTGTTAGGTTATGTCAATTATAGCACAAATAGGCTATTTTTAAGTTATTAAACATTTTTACTTCATTAGGCTTGGGTCTCTTTCGTCTCCATAATCAAGACCCATTCCAATTCCAAACCCTGCCTTTTGAGCATTAACTCCTTGTAAAGCCAAGACATCATTACTATCTGTTGCTTTACCACCACTAAAGACTCTTGCTTTCATGTCTTCCCATTCTTTCTGTCCTTTGTTTTCATTCTTACCCCCTTCTAAATCCACGCCCTGAATTGCTGCAAGAAATTTCTTTTCTGAATAATCTAACTCTCTAAGAACTTCAAGAGTAGCCATAAGTTCTGGCATTGATAGGGAGGTTTCTAGTTCTTGATAATCTTTCCATATACCCAGCAAAAATACTTCTGCTTCAAGTTTTGCTAAGTCTAACGTTTCCCAGGTTTCTCCACTTTTTCCTGCTTGATCTTTTACTGGCTCCTCAGATTTTTGATTAATTTTAATTCCAGCAGAAGAATCTAATATTTTATAAATTGTGGGCATGTCAAAGTTATCTTCTATATCTTTAGCGGTAGATGATATTTCTGGACAGTACTGCTTCATACATATACGAACACACTCTACCAGGACAGCGATAGATTCATCATCACTTTTTGCTTCTTTTATATTTTCAAATATCTCCATAAACTCACGGAGGTACCTTATCTTTAATGGTATGATTTCTAACTCTTTGCCATTAAATAAAGATATTATTTGATTTTTATATATTCTGGTTGCCATTATACTTAATTCTACCACAAACAAAAAACCCACCTCCAATTAAGGAAGTGGGCTAATTGTAATCTAAAACTAGATTATTACAACATTATTATGATGTAACTGTGTGTGTACGGTCAATGATCTTGCCGTATGCACCTGATGTGTCTTCTGGTAGAAGGCGGAATGATACTTCAAACATTGAAGCCTCATCACGCTTTGCTGAAACTGTTACGTTTTCAATTGATAGAGCACGGTATCCAATGTATACACGCTCTACTGCAGCAGAATCTTCACAGTCGCCTGTGCCAGGTCCTACAGCAACAATACCACGCTCAACTGGACATTCTCCAATGTCTCCAGCAGAAAGGTTCAAAATACGTCCAGTAGATGTAGACTTTGTTCCAGTCAAATCTGAAGTTGTGCCTGCTAGAGCCAATAGAAGGTTCTCTAGAGTTGCCTCAGCAAAAGCAGTTGCAACGCTAACTTGCATTCCCTGCTTGTAAAGTTTCGCAACGTCAAGAATCTGGTCTACCTGGACTTCACCGAAGTCTGGTTGGAACTGCATTTCAAGTCCGTTGGTTGTGTAACCCACATTGTCATATGATGCATCTGCAGAGAGAGTCTCTCTATATGAATCTGATGATACGAATGATGGAGTTACTGTTGGTACTAAAGTTGAGTCTGCCATAAAAAATGCTGCAGCACCAACGATAATATTGGTTGATGTTCCACGACTATAAGCCATTTATTCACCTCTTTCTTAAATAGATATTAAGTTATTTGGCGTTTTTTGTTTCCTCAGACATAATTATAACATCTTTTTATATGACTATTTTTCCGCCTGCTGGCAATCCTTCTGGGGTCCAGGTAGGGGTATTTATTGGTGGCATCTGATGATAGTCAAACTCAATGATAAACTTGTTGCCACCATAGGTTCTTGCTGTGCCAAAGTCAATAATGTCTCTTGCCTCTTCTAATTGATAAACCTTAAATCTATGGAAATAGAACATACTATTGATAAAGTTAGGGCTCTCTTCTGTTCCTAGGTTAACCTTACGGATAGAGCACCAGTTGTTGACTTCTTCTGCAGACTCATCTAGTCTGTCCATTAATCTTAAAACTGCTTCTTGTATTTTTATCATATTTACCGTTGAGTTTTCTGCTGTGGCATAAAAATAATACAAAATTTGTTCTGTTTTTATATGAGGGAATTTACTCTTATTCATTCTTGATAATCTATCATAAACACACATTACTCCATCTTGAGAGGCTGGAAAGGTATTAGTTAGATCGTCAAGGGTTGAGGGGGATGATGGGAAAAAGGGAAGCCTACTAAAACCAGCAAGGTCCTCTACTTTTGTCTGTAGATATTTGTTAATCCAAATTAGTGGAGTATTTAGTAGATCTGTATCAGCCATTTATTAGCCCCGCATTCGTTATCCATTTATATCCTACGGACACTCCCTTTGATCTTCCAGAAGTTTTGCCTGCACGAATATTCTTTTTGTATAGTATTGGATTTTCTAAATATGCTGCTACACCGCTTGATCGTAAAAATGCTTGAGTAAAATACTTAGTAAAGAAAGAATCAACTACATTTTCAAAGCCACCAGTGGTTGCATCTCCTCCTGGGCTATCAACTGTGACGCTATTTTTAGTAAAAACCGTTTCTCCATTTTCTTCAAAAACTAAAACATTAGAATCTTTTGGAGTAATGACAACTGAAATGCCTTGCTCCATGATTCTTGCCTTATCGTAGAATGGAACATTTGACCCATTCTTAATTGATGAAGATTGTTTAAAGTTTGTCATAAATGATAATCCTAAATTACTTACTGTATAGTTTATATCATATAATCTTGCGTCTGGGCTTCCTACTTTAGACCACTCATATATGTGGTGTAGTGCTTCAGGGCTTACCCTTGCATTTGAGTCAATATACTTTTCTAATACTTCTTTTACATTTAGTCCAAGGTTTTTAAAAAATACTGATTTACCTGCTTTTACTCCATCTAGATATCCCAAAGAATATTCAACAATGTTGTTCATCTCTTTTGTAAATTGTTTAGTGTTTACCGATACTCTCATTATATGTCCGATGCCTGGTTCTCTGAACGGCGGATAGCCAAAGCATAATAGTCTGGATCTCCAAATGGTCCTATGATTGGAGACTGAGACTCTATCTCATATATTGTTGACTTACCAGCCCTGACTCCAGAAGTCTCTATATATAGGGGAACATCTGTTCTTGTTCTAATGTTTGTTATAACTACGTTTGTTATTGCCTCTGTATTTTCTTCTTGTGAAAATCTAATATCCCTTTTTGTTCTGCCCATTAAAACCTTTTTTAATGTTATGTTTACATTTGGTTTTACTTCTTCGTCTACCGTTCCATCTTTAGAAAAATTACAAACCACTGTTTTATTAAAAACCCAGGTTTTTTGAACATTGCCGTAGGCACCTTGTTCAACTATTGGATAGTAAACATCTGCTTTCATGGGATACATGAAGTCTGTATCTTCGCATGATTCCATTATAAAATCCCAGGCTTGACAATGTTATTAACGTACTTGCTTAAAATTTTATCTACTAGGATGTTGCCAGTTCCATCAAGTAATCTTTTATCATATTCAATTTTAAACTGCTCTGTGCTATAGGATTTTATGTACCTCTTATAATAGTCAAGTTTTCCACACTTAATGTCATTAATTAACATCTTTGTTGCATCCTGAATATCATATGGGACCACCTTGTATCCAGTTTCTAGAAGAATGATATAGTCTGTTCCTTCAGAAAATGCAACTCCACCACTAACCGTTTGAACATTTCCGCTGTCTTCTGTATCAAATAAAGAAATTGAGTCTGAGTATCCTAGGGGTATTCTTGCTGGTTTTCTTTCTGCACGGTTTAAGGCATCTACTGTTTCTACAGGATCCTTTGTAATTGCAGTCTTGTCTTTTGTTATTAAATAGTTATAAGAAGTTAATGCTGCTGGAGTCTCTGATGAATCATAAACTAACTCTGCATTTTCATGTACCGTTAAAATTTTATGTGTTTTATCCCACAACGGAATATAGTCAGTTCCTTGACCAACAACTTCTAGATAGGTTCTCTTATAATAAAAACCATCAACAACGGAATCAATTATCGCTCTTGCAAGATTCTCATACTCTGTATATTCTGTAATTTCTGTTGGTGTTGTTCCAAGTGTTGCTGGATCTACATATGGTCTTACAATGTCTAAGTTATCTTCTAGAACAATGTCTCCACGAGAATCTTCAACTCCAGAAACCGTAATACTTTCGTAAATTGTAACGGGATAAGACTTATCATATTTAATAAAATTGTCAGTAAGTGTATAGGTTAAAACTTTCTGAGCATTAGAAACACGGATAACCTCAAGTTCTGTTTGTTCCAATAGGTCATCAATTACAATAATATACTCTGTAGATGCATCTGGAACTGTATAAGAAAGAGTCAGTGGATATGGTGGAAGTCTAAGTATTTGCATTATTTACCGTAATAATTCGCTAATTCTTCAGGTGTCGCAAGACGGACCTGCTTACGTGTCAGCCATTTTTCTGATGCTTCTTTGGTTACAATATTATAACCTAGTGTCAGTTGGCCAACTCTTACCCAATGTAAATTTTTAGTTGAATATATTGCAATCTTTTCATTTGTTTTGCTTGGCTCAACAACCTCTTTATTAGGGTCTGGAATAAAACTGCCTATTGTTTCCAATATCTGCATTTTTGTTGTTGCCCCATCTAGATTAATATTATTCTTTTTGGCATAGGACTTTAACTCAAAAACTGTTTTTGTAACTAATTCCTCAATTGTAATCATCATATCCTCCTAAGTTATTATACCAGAATGTGAAGAAGGAGGGCCGTTGTTACACAGCCCTCCTCATTCAACTATTTATGAGTATTACTCAGAAGTAGAGTTTGCATCTGCATAAGCAACTGCATCTAGTTCTTCCCATTGAATACCAAAGCGGACGAATACTGTGTATTCAATTGTATCCTTCTTTGGCTTGTATTCACGGTTTACAGTAATATCACGCTGGAATCCCCATACACGGTTTGATGGGAATGTCAAGTCGACGAAACCATCTGGGTAGTAAGGAACTTCCATTACATCAATTCCTAATACACGAGTTGTACGTGCATTACCAATTGTCTGTGCGTTTCCATCAAGGTAATCTTGACGGTTTGCAGGTGTACCTGCTGGGCGACCAGCAAATGCTTCTGCGATTGCATCGCCAAGTGTACCGTTGTTTGAAACGATACCCTGGAAAGCATCTGTACCAGCGTAGAACTTTAGGTTCGACTTAACTGCACGATACTTACGTGGCATTGCAAGAATGATGTTTTGCATCACTGTTGGTGTCCAAGCATCATTAGAAACAGTAACAACTGACTCATGAGCATCATTTACATATGCTCCTCCTGTGTATACAGAATTTGTAGTCTGCGCTACGAAACCTTGCATGATTGAAAGGAAATCACCTGTTGCACCGTCACCATTAATGGCAAGGTCTTCAATATCATTTGCGAATGCATTTGTCATCAAGCGAACTAGATGATCTTCAAGTGCTCCACCTTCAATATTGTCTTCTAGTGATTCTGTAGAAACTTCCCAATCAAGACGAATCTTCTTTGTAGTAAGTTCTACCTTTGTAAATGTTGCACCAGCGTTTGTGTAGTTTGGACTACCCTGCGCTGCTGCACGAATGACACGCTCTCCAACGTTAACCTTTTCGATTTCCATTGTGTTTGCTCTCATTGTAACTTTACGACCATCTTTGGCGAGTACTGTTGCATCCCACACGTAGTCGATGAAGCGACGAGCCTGTTCTGGTGCAAGAATACCTCCTGCTGCCCCAGTTGGGTTAACAGCATTTGCTCCAGTTGTTACACCGAAGTTTGCTGTTGCTGTGTTACCGAGTTGTGATCCAACAGACGCTGCTGCTGAGTCAAGACCTGTAGCACTACCAACACCACCTGATACGAGTGAACCCTGAGAGTTAATTTCTGCTCCTGAGCCACCTGAACCTGGATAGTTCTTGGCTATATCTTTATCTTGTTCTGACATTATTTCACCTCCTAGTGAATATATTGTTAATTAAATAGGTCGGAATTTTTGAGGAAACGTCCGCCCCATAGGGATTTCTGAACCTTTACAGGCTCAAACTGCACGATCTCGCCTAGATCGCCAGACTTGCGGAAAGCGGTATCTTGCTCTACGGCATCTACTCTCTTTCCAAACTCATTGAACTGACCCTTGACCTGTGTTACTTCTGTAGACACATCGTCAATGGACTTGTTAAGTGCTGCAACCTGCTCATTAAGAGACTTAATGGTTGTAGCGAGATCGCCAAAGGCATTAGTAAGAGAGTTCTTGATTTCAGCAATTGCATCTGCAACTGATTCATCTGACTTTGCTACAGCAAGTTCGGCTTCAACTTCTGGAGCAACGCTCTCTTCTTCTACTACTAGAGCAGAAGGAACTGCACCACCATCATCTGATTTTGCAACAGCAAGATCTGCTGGTACTTCGTCAACGACTGCAGGAGTTTCTACTTCTGCTGGCTGTGCCTCTGGAGTAATTTCAACATTTTCAACTGCAGCATCTAATACTGCTTCTGTTGCTTCTGTCATTTTATTTACCTCCTTGGTAATCTTAATTGTACTAATGCCTTTAGCACTATCAACTAAGAACTTTATCATATTTGCTTTTTCGTCATCATTCTTTTCTACAAAACCAATGTTTTCCATGTTCTTACCACTGACTGGGCTTGCTTCTGTTTCTGAGTCAGAGACTAATACAATACCGTTTTCGGAATCGTAAAAAACATTTTCAATAACAGTATCTGCAGATGTTCCAGTTACAACACTCTGACCATTTACTTTTTCAACAGAAATAATACTTGCAAATTGATTTGCTGGGCTATCAACTAATGACAATTCATAAAGATCATAATCTTTAATAATGCGAATTGACTTGTCTAGGTCTGCATTATATGCATCGTCCCAAACCTTAATATTGCCACCAATAGAAAAACCAGTGTATGTGCCATCTAGGACTTTCTCCCAGGCATTCTGTGCACCCTTTGAAACATAAGCAGAGACATAAACTCCGTTATAAAACTTCTTTGAATTTGGATCAAAATAGCGATCTTCTTTAAATGAGATCATTCTTCCTACTGCTGATGGCTGATGCATTTCTCTTAGGTTGCCCTTGAAATTTTTGAATGCTTGAACACTTGCTTCTGCTGTAACAATGTCATCTTGCTTGTCAATGTTATCAAGAGATGCAAAGCCAGAGACCATTCGGCGTTCTACGTCTACCTTACCAATAGGCATTGACAGACGTAGGCTATCCTTGTCTGTTGTCCAATTTGCCTTATTTATCATCATATCAGAATCCATTATACCAAATGTTTTATTAGATTTCTCAATTACTGAGACGATCTACCCTCACCCGCAGGATTGCGTCCAGCAACTGTACTTGGGGAGTCAGAATTGTTATTTGTTCTTTCTGTATCTCTTGCTCTATTCCCAGAAAGATTTGCAGCAGCATCAGTTGCCTGTCTTGGAGTCATGACAAATGGCTCATCTCCATCTTTGCGTTGTGGCAAATCAAGAGCCTGACGAGCCTCGTTTGGCATCATAATTTGAGTCTTAACAAGTCTTTCAAGAATCTGCGATTGAGCAATTTCATCTGTAAGAGTTAGTTCATTAAACTTAAGCTCAAGAACATCTGTTTTTTCTTTAATAATCTTATTAACGACCTTCTCTAAATGATGTTGTGCTGGTCTAGCAACCTGCTCTTTAAATGTACGATCTTGGGAGAGTGCTGCCGCCAAACCAGAATCTGAGCCACCAAGTTTAGATATAGGAACCTGGTGAGCAATCAGAATGTCATCACGATTTTGTTTACGATACTCCTTGAAAGATCCTTCTTGAATACCGTTTTCAATTGGCTCCATCTTAAACTCAACCTTGTTTTGGTCTGTATCTCCAGGAAGTGGAATATAAAGAGTTCTGTGAGACTGAGACTTAAGCCCAGTTTGTAAAAATCTAAACATCTTGTCTTCTGCATCTCCAGAAAGTTTTGCACCTTTCAGGGTAATGATGTATCGTGGTACAGCCTTGTTTTCAAAATAATCAATGTTATATCTTGATGCTAGTTGGTCACCAATTAATGACGGCATTGCAGAAACAATATCTGGAATTCCATAATAAGTATTTAGTGGAGAGTATGACTTAAGGTGAATAATTTCATTTGCACGGCTATCTGCTGTTACTGGGTTTGGATTGTTTGCACCAAAATTTCTAAAGTAAACAACGGCCTGACCAATAATTTGAAGGTATCCATCATTAAGTCTACGAACACGAACAGTAGTGGCTGGTATGTGACCAATGTAACCAATATCGCCTTTAAGTGTTCTACCTACTTCAATAAAGCCGTTACCTGTTGCTTCAACATCGGTATAAACCTTTTCCATAATTTTTGTAAAAGAGTCGTCATCGTTTAGGTTTTCTAACCAATCACGAAGTTCAATCTTTGCTCTTTCAATTCTGCTTCTTGCTCTACCAGTTGCGCCTTCATCTTCTGAAGTTTCTAATCTTAGTGAAGTTCTATCTGTAACATCAAACCTGTAACCAAGACCTACAATGTTTTCTACCTTTGCATCAATTGCAGCGTGGTTTGAAAAACATGTATCATAAAAATTTGCTAGTTCATACATGTTGTATGGTGGTGTAATTACATCAAATAGACCGTATCCGTTCCTGTATACAGTTCCAGGATTAAGAGCCTTTGATCCAGCATCGTCTACTCCAGCAGGTACTGCATTTGCAGAATCTAGATACGCTGGTGTTGGAGATACTGCTTTGCTAATCTGTCTTACTACACGACGGCGAAAGTTTTGATCTAAGCCAGAGTATTCTTTTAATTCTTCCCAATTTTTATTAAATGGGTCGCTACCCTTAAACTGGCTATCCTCTTGTTCTTGAGTATTTAAACTTGCTCTAACATACTGGAAGTTATCATCATCAGTCACTTTCGTACGCATCCCTTCCGTGTGTCTTTAATGTTTTCTGTGCATCTGCAATTGCGCCTAGGTCATTAACATTTGGAATTAAACCTTGGATCATTCTGTCTTTTTGTTCTGAATATTCTTCTTCTGAAATTCTTGTTAATCCTGGAACAAAGACCGCTTTGCCTTCTCCATCATCACCATTAAATACTGCAGCCTTTTTAAGTTCTGCAATCTTTGAGATGTCCCCCTTTTGAGCAGGAATGTTTAATACAGAGCCATTTCCGTCAGTAAACCATTTTCCATCTGACTTCTTGTATACGTAAAGACCCCAGTCATAATGCTTATCAATGACCTTGCGTCGTACATTTTCAACAATAGGTTTGCCAGTTTTTGGGCTAAATAGAGAATCCATAACCATAAGTATACCAGATCATACTGGTGTGCCTACCGATACCGACCAAGTAGTGTCATTATAGACTCTCATCTTGTCGGCATCAAACACCATGCCTTCTTCGTCATCAATGATAATCTTATTAGTTCCCATGTAATTGTTATAAACCTCTTGTGCATTTACTCCATACAGGGCTGAGGCTAATGTAAACAGGGTGCTATCCCAAGAATAGTTGTTTAGCCAGAATGCCCAATCCTGCTCAGTTTCTCCATCTTGCTTAACTCTGCTCCAAGGTCTAGTGCTTCTAGACTGCAACTGTTGAAGATTATTTGCTTGGTAAAAAGAAATGTTGTTAAATATTGCTGGGCTGTTTAAGTTTATAGACCCTAAAAATAAATCAAGGTTTAAGGCTGTTCCAAAGTTTATTCCTAGTACAGCCCACTCGTTTAGAGTTAATACTGGGTCATAAACAAGTTTTCCGTTTATAAAATATGACAGGTCACTAAAGTCTGAGTTATCACTTTTATTTTTTGCAAAGATTCTGCCTCTTTGTCCAAACTCATCATTTGCAACAACATTAAAGATTATGGTTTCTGCTTTATGTTTTATTTCAAACAAACTTATTGGTGTTAATGGAAAAGATCTTTTATCATATTTAACCCAAGACTGAAAAGCACTTACCTTATAATTCTCTGCAACAGATTGATTGATAGGGATTGAAATACCACGATCAAAGTTGTAGTCAAAATCTCCACGAACCTGGATTCCAGATGTCTTATTAAAATAGAGATACGGAGTGCTGCCTTTGTAAATGCTAAAAGGATTTTTTGCTTTATAGTCATAATAAATACCAGAGCGTTTATATGGAAATAGATCAGTTCCAAACCTTGTTCCAATTGGGTTAAATGAGTTTTCATTAAAAGCCTGAGAAGCAAGTTCTAGTTTCTTAAGCGATACTGGCTTTGTTAATATTCCACGAACATTAAAATCAAGACTATAGACAATTGCCAAATCATTAAAGTCAATATCTTTTCTTGGATAGATTAAGGTATTATCAACAACCTCAAACTTTGTTGTATTCCAAGATGAGTATTCAGAAACGTCAACAACTGAGTTTTCTTTTGCAGAAACCGTAGTTGTAAATGTACTAGGTAAGGCATTTGCCCCATCTTGAATATACTGGAAAGTGATATAACTTCTAATTGATGCCTGCTCTGTATTATATTCATAATTCTTTAAAGACCTTTGTGATAGATCTTGATAGTTACTCCAGCCAGTAAAGAGTGCATTGTCTAATTCTGCATAAGTTTTTTCTATTGGTATTCTATATTCATCTTTTAGTCCTTGGTATGTCCAGGATCCGACAGTTTCTGATTGCAATAGGCTAGATGTAGACGGATACCCAAGATTAAATTGTAAGAAATCTAAGTCATAAAAAGAATCTCCAGCATCGTTCTGAACATATTGTCCAAAATAAGATAAAGGTAAATAGTCTTCCCAGTGCCCTGAAACTCCAATGTCTAAGAATAATTTATTGTATGCAAATGTTGGTAAAAGAGTATAACTTGCGGTATGTGCTAAAAGTCCAAGGGCATTTTCTGAATACTCAACTCCGCTTCCAGCATAAGTATCAACAATAGCAGTTCCATTATCTTCAAAATATGAAGATATCTCGTTTGAGTTTAAGGCTGTTGCAAGACCAACAGAAAAAATATACCCTTTAAATGTCTTGTCTCCAGAGTTATCTCCTCCAACATATAGGCTTAGAGAGTTTTGATTTCCAAAGAATGTAGCAACATTTCCACCATTTTGTAACACAAGATCTTGAATATTAATTCCTGCTGCAAAAAGTTCTTGGAGTCCTATATTATCTGTGCGATAAATCTCTTCTGAAACTCCTCCGTAGACTAAAGAGTAAACAATCTCTAGTCCATCTACATTAACACTAAAATAGTTGCCTGTGCTTTGATTGTATATCTTAAACAATATCTGCTCTTCATCATTGGTTCCACTGCCCTGATTGTTTATTTGAAAAACTCCGTAGACAGAGGCTACTTGATCATTTAATATATTAAAGTTTGAGAAGTTAATATATGCTCCTTCATTGTCCCAGGAGTTGTTAGGATTTAGTGATATAAACCTACTGTCGGTGCCAAGGTTTCCACTTGCTATATTTGAATATATAGTATCTGAATCATCATATAAATCTTGAATGGTTTTTGTACCCGTAAAAATTGTTGGCAAAACATACTCAGGGGTTGTTAATGCTGTTGCTGTTGTAGATAGGTTGTCAAAACTTCCCTGTTGCCATTGTGCAAAACTTGGGTAATTATAATTAGCCGTATAGTCAGCAAATGGATAATCAATCACAGCAGAGGTTCCGCTATAAGCAGAATCAATATTTTCTGATGAACCTACGCCCTGACCATAAACCCAACGTCTTTTTGCGACAATGTCTGGAACTCTGTACGAATAAATAGCAAGAGCGTCTATTTCAATTGGAGTTACATCTTCGTGTGCATAGAATCCAAGCCAATTTTCCTCAAGTCCAGAAGCCAAACTGATTGAGGAAGTAATAAAATCTAAAGAGATAACCTGCTCTCCATTTATCATTACTACTGCGTTATTATTAGTTAAAGCAATATGAATTAGCATTGGTCTAAACCACTCACCAATAAAGTGTGAAGCAAAATTTCCGCCAATGAAAAGTGTTAAGAATCCACCTTCTACATATAGTCCGTCTTCGCTTCCAATGGGCCCAAATATTCTTTTTGGTGTATTTGTCTCTGAACTAAGTCTTGCCCAAAACTCAACAGTATAATTGTTATATCTTCCCTCTTCATGCAAAAATCCTTTGCCAGGAAAAATAATTGATGGATCGTTTCCGTTTGGTACAAGTTTTGTAATTCCAGATGCACCAAAAACTAATGGAATTCCAGTATTCTTTGCAGCAAGATAATTTCCATCAACTAAATAGTATGCAGTATCTGAAGAGATTCCATAAGCCGATGCTGCAACAACATCATTAGTTGTTGTTAGATCAATGTTTGCTGGGAATGTTTCTGACTCTATGCCAAGAGATGTTGCATTAAACTCTTCAGACCATTGACCAACAGTTATACCATTAAAATATAATTCATAGTCTCCAGTTGTGGCTCCACCAGAAGTTGTTATGATTTTTATGACTACCCTTAAGTCTGTATTTTCGTCAGGGATCTCAAATGTCTCAGATACAAAACCCCAATCCTGAAATAAAGAAGTTGGAAAGACTTTTAAATTTTGAATTATCTGAGAGGTTGTAGTGTCTGTGTATTCATAGCCAATAGCAACTGATTGAATATAAGGAGTATTTGAATAAAAATGTGTTGCTACACAAAATGTTCCAAGCCTTGAATCTAAGTCTTGAAAATTTACTATACCTGGGCTTATTAATGTTGCCTCATTAGTAGAGCCTACTGGTACGTTAGATCTAATTTTTGTATTATAACTAGTTGAAAATGGTTCCCCTGCAAAAGAAGTTCCAGAGTAAGCAGTGCAATTTGTTGCGGACCAAAGGCCGAGTATATCCCTTTGTGCCTCTGAGATTAAACTTATGTAATCAAGTTTATCGTCTAGTGCCCAAAGAACCAGAGGGTGTTCACTAAAGATCTTCTCTGCATACAAATTGGATGGGTTAGACATGGTTCTCCTATCCCCTTATTATAGCAGGATACGGCCTAATATAATTTAATCTCACAAGCATCTGTACTGCAATATTTTTCTGATTCGGCATCTAGATTATCTTTGCCATCATAAATTGCAGACCAGTCAATCTTGCCAATTGTGCCAACGTAAGAGTTATACTCTTCTCTGGTAATCTCTGTATAAGGCTGTTGAAGATAAGTCTTGTTGCCCATTGGAAGAAATGAGACTGCCTTTAGTTGACCCTCATACATGTTTAGGGCTGGAGCAATAAACTTTGTCTCTTCTTCTTTGTCAAATGAAAGAGTAACGGAAACGCCATTATCAGACCAATACTTTTGGGCTGTTGCAGCCAAACCAATCTTTTCAAATAAACTAACTTGTTTTTCAGAACGCTTGTGCCCTGATGCAACTGGGAAGTAAACTACTGAGGTATTTGCTGATACAACATCGTCTTCAATTTTATATCCCGCTGCTTTAAATAAATACATCATTGGATCAGTATTACCAAAACGAATGGCACGAAGATAAAATTCTCCACCAGGTCCCCAGTGAACTCCAGGAGTTGCACCTGATAGAAGAGAAACAGATCCTGAAGGTTTGACGGTAGTTACACGAACCGATTCACGAACACATAGCCACTCTGAATACTTATGGTCATAGTGACGAATCTTTTCATACCCCTCATCCATCCATTCACGCAATGCTGGTAGACCGCTAGTGTCTGCAAAAGATGCAATGCCTGTTAGGGATGTTCCAATACGACGGTTTCTTTGCATAATACCGTTTGTCTGTTGCCAATGTGTTGGCATTAAGGTTACAGTCTTTCCATAAAGATATGCAAACTTCAATGTCTTGAGGAAGTCCTCCTTAGACTCATGACGATTTAAGTGCACTTCTACAAGTGTACAAAGTTCATAAGATTCTAATGGCTGCTCCGCACAAGGATTGAATCCCATGATTCTGGAATCTTTATAATCTGGTGCATCTTTTAATCTTCCGTATTCTCTTGCCACATCCAACCAAATAAATCCTGGCTCTCCATTGTCTGCAATTAAATCTACATAGTCTTCATATTTTGTTCCAACTGTTGCTGAAATAGAATTATTAGACATCCAAGCCCATCCTGGTTTTTCTGGATCATATGAGTTTCGTTCTGGAAATACTTCTGGATTTTTGAGATTAATAAAACCTTCATCTTCTGCTGCGCCTAGTGCAAGGGTAGCGGAACGACGAACATTTCCAGAAACAACACATGTACCAATAAGGTTAACAAGGTCTACAATTGCACGGCTATCTAATAATTCCCCCGCCCTAGAGCCAATTACATTTCTAATACGTGTATGGAGATCAATAAGTGGTGCTGGACCGCTGGCAACCCCTCCAAAGCCTTTAATGGGTGCTCCTAGGGGACGGATAAGGTCATAGGTAAACTCTTGAATAGACTGGTTTTGACGAAGATATGAATTTATTAAATACCGAACAGATTCAACCCAGCCCTCACGTGTATCTGGGATTTCATAAACGATTGCTGGCTCTGTAGGTGCATAAATAGACATCTGCTTGTCTTGTCCAAGGGTATCAAATCCAACTCCAATACCCAACATTAATGCATCCATTACCCAGGCAAATAATGCACCAGGATCATTACGATCAATGTCTCTGGTTGAAACCATTGCACAATTTTGAAGAGATGCAGAGTTACGCTTCTCCATAGTCATAGGAGTTCCAAATGCCCAGAGACCACGGCCTGGTGGTGTCCACTTTAATTCAAACATTCTTTGAAATGCTTCTTGTGCAGACTTCTGTGCTTTATTGTCATTCCATGGTAAACGATTATCTTTAGCATGATTCTTTTGTACTGAATACATACCCTCAATAACACGACGGCAAACCTCATGCCAGCGTTCTTTTGTACCGTCTTCTTTTACCCTAGAATATGTACGTATAAATGTAACTTCTCCTAAAGAGTTAGATCCAGCATCTGTAAAACCAAATGGTGCTGGAACATTATTATATTTATTTACAAATTCTTCTGATAGACGAAACGAAAAAACTTCTGACATTTATTTACCTTTCTAAGCAAATTTAGATGAGTACTTTGAGTTTTCCAAAGTAGTACCCAAGTATAACACAACTATTTAATTAATTCAAGCGTAAAACAAAAAGGCTATACCTAATGTTAAGGTATAGCACTTTAAGTTTGGTAAAGTATTGTTTACTTCCAAAACTCTAAGCCTGAATACTTCTTGATGGTATCCTTGCTAAAAATTTTTGAGTAATCATCTTCTTCTCTTTGAATGGTTGGCTTTACCTTATGATGATCCTTGATACCCCAGTGATCTGTGTATTGATTAGATGTAGGTATTTGATTATAGTCATGAGCAAATTTTTCAATACCCAAAAAATTATAAATATCACTAATCGTTTCTTCTGTGTTTAATGTAAGATCATCGTATTCAACTAACATAATATTATCTTTAAATTCTGGATAAAGAACTCTTTTAAGGTTTTCCAGGCTACCTTTTATCCCAGACTCGCTGCCACCCATGTTAAAGAAATGGTCTGCTCTTTTATCTGCCATTGGTCTTTTATCTTTGTAGTTCTTTAATATTTCTTTATCATATGTATTATTTTTATCTTTTTCACATAACCTATTCCATGAAGCAAAAACACCTAGAATGTCACGAACTGGACAAATAACTCTTATCTCATTCTTTAAGTGATTTTCTAGGATAATATAAGGATGACCATCTAGCCAAGAAAAGTTTCTATCAATAACATATTTTTCTGGACGGGATGAGTAAAATGTAGGAATAATCATTTCCATAACATTATAAATTTGCTGGAATTGATCATAGTCTTTATTCTCTTTACTCTGATACTGGTTATATGCAGCACCTAGAGTATTAGGCAGTGTTGATTGTGGAGATACATATATGTCTGGATTTTGATTTAGTATTGATGATAATAGTGTACCGCCAGATCTTGGAAGACCAGCCATAAAAAAGAATTTCTTGTCCTCTTGCATTTTTACCCTTTGTTATTTGTTTATGGATTAAGTGTGCCAGCAAACTCGTAAGAGCCTACATGTGTTGTTTTTGCATATGGAGCAGCATAAACCTTGCCACCTAGTTTTCTCCACATATAGCAGAAGTTTACATCTTCTCCCATTAGTGTTCCTTGATCTGAAATGTTAGTATTCCAATACTCATTCATTTTATCCCCTGGATTTGCACCAAGAACTCCTGAACCAGTGTATGTATATTCTCTGGTTGAATCTTTTAGCTTTTCAAATACTGACTTTTTAATAATCATCATTCCTGTACCAATATGAGATACCTCAAAAGATTTTGTAAAGTCTTCTGGTTGTTCTTGTCCTGGAACTAGTGCTAAGTTAAATTCACCGCTAAATTTGCTAAGCATATCTGCAGGAACTCCATGCTTGACAGCTTCAGAAATAGAATCCCAGTTCATTCTTTTCTTTGGCACAACTCCACCAATAATATCTTTATCTTCTTCAATCATACGCAGAACATCTTCTGGCTTGAATGATTGATCAGCATCAATAAAGAATAAATAGTCACATCCTGAATTCAAGAACATGTGTGTAAATAGATCTCTTGCCTCAGTAATAATAGAGTTATTGTACATATCTCTGTATTGTACTTCTATACCGTTGTCTAATAAAAATTTCATGGTATTAAATACGCTTTTAGCATATGAGCCATGACACATACCGCCATACATTGGGGTAGCAATAAATACTGACTTAGATTTTTTAGCCTTAGACATTAGATCTTCTGCTTAAACTTTTTTGTATTGAAATCTTTAGGAACATGTTCCCATGTAATAGGTTGCTTTTTCATATGTGTTACAAGCACTGTTGGATCAAAATATAGTTCAATTCCTGCACGGTATGCTTTAATACACCATGATATATCTTCTCCTACTGAATCAATAATATCAGTACCGTCTGGATTTTCTCCAACCTTAACATATTCATGATTAAACCATGGTCTTTGAATCTTTTCAAATACTCCAGACTTCATAGCAACAAAGCCAAATCCTAAACTTTGAACTCTTAATGGATCTTTTAGATTAACTATCTCTGTTGCAGGCATTCCGCCTGGAGCACCCCAAGCATGGACGGTAGTTGTATAACCATCAGCAAGCAAATAACAACCAGTAGTTACATCATATTCTGAATCATAGATTTTAAAGAATTGTTCTGGAGTCCAGGATATATCTGAGTCAATCCAAAAGATTTGATCGTAAGTTATATCTTTTCCACCTGGTGAAATTTGGCTGGGATCTAAATTTAAATCCTCTATCCCGCTAGCAGTTAACTCTCTAGCATGATGAACAAGTGAAGAGTAGTGGTTTAACCACTTATAAGTAATACCACGTTTATCACATTCCGCTAAAGTTGCTACAAGGCTTTTTACATACTGAGCCTCTAGCATTGCTCCTGGTGTTGCTATTAATACGTTATAGTGTTGCATAAATACCCCAATTTATTTTATATAGTAAAAGTATAGCAGAAATCAGGCTGCTATGCAACCTGATCCCTATATATAACTAATTACATAGATGCGTAGAGTGCTTGAAGGGCTGTCTGTGCTGCTTGACGCTCTTCTACTGTTGTCGCTGCCTTTACCTGAGCTAAAGCTGCTTCAATAGCAGCTTTTTGCTCTTCTGTTGGCTTGGCACGACCAGCCTCACCACGTGCACCTGGTGCAAATGGAGCTGCTTCATCATTGATAGATGCTAAGTAAAGTTCAGCCCATGCTGATGCTTCTGCTGCATCTGTCCAAGCATCACCGTTAGGCCATGTTGGTTGGTATAGTGATGCAACATCAGAGTCAGAATAGAATATATTTACTGCGTTGTCTGCATCTAGTTCATAACGTGTTGTCATTTTATTTCTCCTTTTTATAGTATTTTTAGCAACATATTATTGTATACTAATTTTAATTTAAGAAATCTCTGCTCCGAATGTTGAAAATGTAGAGGTCCCATTGGTAGAAGTAACTCGTATAGTGTTTCCACTTTCTAATGCATATCCAGCTTTAATAGTTACAGTTGAATTTCCAGGAATAGAAGTGTTATATGCAATATAAGTAGAGGTATTAGAAGAAGATAGTGCTCCATAGGCTACTGAACGGTAGTTACCAGATGTAGGCAAAGTTCTTAAAGTCCAAGTTATTCCGTTTGTTGAAGTTGCTGCTGCTGTAACGGATTGAGCTGTAACTGCAACAAAAAGGCCGTTTCCATAAGTGACTGCATACCAGTATTTACCAATAGGCATAGTTATTTCGGTCCAAGTAATAGCATCAGTTGAATAAATTCCTGATGCGCTATTTGCTTGAGAATTAGGTGCAAAAAATGTTCCATTACCAAATGCTACGGATTGCCAGCCACCGTTATCTGGTAATTTTCTTAACCTCCAAGTAATACCATCAGTTGAAGTTGCTGCTGAAGTCTCGAAATATGACATAGCAACAAAAATATTATTACCAAAGGTTAGTCCAGACGCACCATTTGAAGTTGGAAGTGTTCTTTTTATCCAAGTGATGCCATCTGTTGAAGAAGCAGCCGTAGTTGTGTAATTTGCTACTGCAACAAAAGTTTTATTGCCAAAGGTTAATCCACGCCAAGTCTCAGCACTAGGCAAAGTTCTTAAGGTCCAGGTAATTCCATTAGTTGAAGTCGTTGCTGAGGTTGAGAGATTGGATATAGCTACAAATACACCGTTACCATATGTTACTATTTGCCAACCTTCGTTGGTTGGTAGTGTTCTTACGCTCCAAGTTATGCCGTCAGTTGAAGAAGCAGCTCCAGTGGCTGAGTTATTTGCTAGTGCAACAAAGAGATTATTACCAAAAGCTATTGAATACCAAGAGCTATTGTGAGGTAAAGTTGTTGCGGTCCAAGTGATGCCATTAGTAGAATAGGCTGCTGATGTGGAATCAACTCTAGCTGCAACAAATCTAGGGGATGTGGGTGCTAAGGAGATGCTATAAGTATCAGCAGTACCAGACGTATTAGTAATATTAATTGACTTTACTAAAGAAGATTTGTCGGAAGGTACTACATAGTTAGGTGTTTCAGTAGCTGCACTTGGGGCAGTTTGGCCTAAAATTTTATAGCTAGTTGTCATGATAGTTCCATTCCATATACTGAGAAGGTTGTATTAGCAGTTCCTTTAACAACAATAGCATTTTGGGCGCCTAATACGATCCCTGGTTGTAAGACTTGATAAGAATTGGCCTGAACAGTTGCATTTTTATAAATGTTGTTTACTGCAGGGGAAGTATACGCTGCATTTGAATAAGCAATTCCCGAAGGCTGCGCATAGTCTGGAAAAGTAATTGCAGTCCAAGTAATACCATCAGTTGAAGTTGCATTGGCACCTGTACTGCCAACCCCTATAAAAATATTATCAGAATAAATTAATTGTGAAGGACTAGAGTAACTATTCCAGCCGTTGCCGCTTCTTTCGGTCCAAGTGATGCCATTAGTAGAAGTCGCCCAAAATTGCGAGTATCCTAAAGCTAAAAAGACGCCATTGCCGTAGGCTATTTCTCTCCACTCAATAGAACGTGGCATAGTTCTTGTTGTCCAAGTAATACCATCAGTGGAAGATGCTGCTGATGTAGTGGGGGAGTTATATCCACCTGCAACTGCAACATAGGTACTGTTACCGAAAGATATTGCTCGCCATTTACCAGCAACAGGCATAGTTCTTGTTGTCCAAGTGATGCCATCTGTTGAAGAGGCAGCCGTAGTTGTCGTAGGCACATTTGCCGATTCTCTAGAAGCCAAGGCATAAAAAATATTATTAACATAAGTTAATGAATTCCAAGCTCTATTTAATGGCAAAGTTCTTAATGTCCAAGTAATACCATTAGTGGAAGATGCTGCTGCAGTTGTATAGGGCGCTACAGCAACAAAAGTACTGTTTCCATAAGCTACCGAACTCCAAGTAACAGCCGCTGGCAAAACCGCTGGTGTCCAAGTATTACCATTTGTTGAATAAGCTGCTATAGTTGAGGCATTGTAGTCCTTGTCATAGTTAGATACTGCAACAAAAACTCCATTACCATAAGCTACTGCTGAAAAGTAGGCCCCTGGCGGACTTCCTGAAACCCAAGTGATTCCATCTGTTGAAGAAGACGAGAGTTCACTAGAGATAGCTACATATTTAGAGAATAAAGAACTATAAGGAGCATTTGCAACACTTATATCAAAAGTCTGAGAAGAACCAGTTCTATTAACAACAGTAATGTTAGTAATAAGAGCTTGAGTATTAGCGGGTGAGGTGTAGAGGTTTTGTTCCGTGGTACCTGAAGGAGCAACCTGCCCTAAGATTTTATATGTCTCAGTCATGTTTTTATTATACCATCCATTTCTTAAAAAGTGTACTCATTTTATATCATCCCAAATACTGTATGGAATGTTGGTACTGGTACGGCTGCCCAGGAAGTACCAATAAAAGTTCCATCGGTACGTAGATACATATTAGACTTACCATATTGATTTGGAAGCATTTCATCAAGTGCAGTTATCTGCGATTGAAGTGACCCAACTGAAGAATCAACAAGTTTTCTAAAATCAGGTGAATCTACAGTTTTTTCTGATTCACTTCCAGACCACGATACTGCAACATCTACATATGCAGTGTTTGCATTTGCTGGGACTACAAACGCACCATCGTAATCGTCTTCCCCATGCCATACTAATTCAAACTTGTACCCATCATAGGCGCCTATAATTTCTCCCGATGAATAGTTATAGCTGTTACCATTACTGCTACTACTATTACCTGCGGAGTACCCACTAGATATAGCGATAGAAATAGATGAATTTATTGGCATATTTTCTAAATTACCAATATTTGGCAATCTCATATAGGTTCTGCTATTAATAGTAATTGGCCCATATGGTATAGATCCATCTAATCCAGCAACTGAACCTGTACCAGAAATTTCAACTGCAGGGATTTTTATACTAGGGTCATTTAATGTGCTAGACCATTCACTACCTGTACCAGTAGATTGTAGTAGTTGACCACTACCCCCAGATCCTACTGTTTCTCCGCAAACTACACTTGTCCAATCAAATTCTTCAGGCAAAGTTCTTAAAGTCCAGGTTATTCCATTAGTTGAAGTCGCTGCTGAGGTTGAGTTCATGTCTACAGCAACAAAAGTACTGTTTCCATAAGCTATTGACTTCCAATTAGTATTTGATGGCATAGTTGCTTGAGCCCAAGCAATGCCGTCAACAGAGACTGCTGCAGAATCAGTATAACCCACAGCAACAAAAGTACTGTTTCCATAAGCTACCGAGTTCCAAAGACTCTGGCTTGGCAAAGTTCTTGTAGTCCACGTAATACCATCTGTTGAGGAAGCGGCTGCTGTCTCGTTTTGCTGTATTGCAACAAAGATCCCATTGCCATGGCCTAATACTGTCCAAGGACCGAGTGCTGGCAAAGTTCTTTGCGTCCAAGTGATACCATCAGTTGAAGATGCAGCAATATCAAAATCATAAGAGATAGCTACAAAAATACCATCACCATAAGTTACGGAGCTCCAATAATTTGCTGTAGGCAAAGTTCTTAATGTCCAAGTAATACCATCTGTGGAAGATGCTGCTGCAGTTGAATTGGAATATGCAACTGCTACAAAAACTCCATTGCCGTAGCTTGTCGCATACCATTGTTTGTTTGCTGGCATAGTTGTTGTAGTCCAAGTAATGCCATTAGTAGAATACGCAGCAGAAGTAGAAACAGCCTCTCCTTTTGTTGCTATAAATACTCCATTACCGTAAGCCATTGCTTTCCAGTAACCAGAACTTGGCATACTACTTGCAGTCCAAGTGATTCCATCTGTTGAAGAAGCAGCTCCAGGTTCTTGAGTCCTTACTGCAACAAAGAGAGGGCTTCCAGGTGCGTTTATTGCAGGGCTATTTAAAGTTGGGTTAGTTCCAAACACAAGTGCACCAGTACCAGTTTCATCTGTAACTGCTGATGCAAGGTTTGCAGAAGACGGTGTAGCAAGGAATGTTGCTACTCCTGTACCGAGACCTGAAACACCAGTTGAAATTGGAAGACCAGTTACATTTGTAAGTGTTCCTGCTGATGGAGTTCCAAGATCAGGAGTTGTTAACACTGGGGATGTTAGTGTCTTATTTGTAAGGGTCTGAGTTCCAGTTAGTGTTACTACTGTTGAATCAATATCAAGAGTATTTCCAGTCTTGTCTAATCCTGTACCCGCAACAATTTGTCCAAGACCAGTAAACTGTGTGAAAACAAGTGCTGTAGTTCCAATTGTAACTGCGCCATTGTTTGTTAATGTAAATCCTGAATCAGCATTTACTGTTCCTTCTTCTACGAATACCGCAAAATTTGAAGTAACTTCTGCTGCCAGGTCTGCATCTGTAGAACGATCTGGAGCACCAGATACCTTAACTACGTAGATACCATTTTCTGATCCAGTTGACTGATCTTTAACAAGAACACGATCTCCAGTAGCAAGAGTTACGCCATCAAGGGTATCTCCATTTTCAAGACCAGAAGCAAGTGTTAAAGACGCAGTTGTTGCTGCACGTACAGAGGCTTTCCAGTCAATTCCTTGAACTGTTGTATCTACATAAGACTTTGTTGCTGCATCTGTTGCATCAGTTGGTGTTCCAAGACCTGTGATCTTGTTTGTTCCCATTGCAATTGCACCAGACATTGTTCCACCAGCAGTTGCTAGTTTATTGCCAAGATCTGTTGTAAGACCTGAAATCTTAGACTGAGCAATTGCTGCTGATGCATTAATGTCAGCATCTGCGATTGTTCCATCAAGAATCATTGTTGAAGTAACTGTGCCTGATGGCAGCGTTACAGTTCCTGTAAATGTTGGGGAAGCAAGTGGAGCCTTAAGGTCTAACGCTGTTTGAGTTGCTGTTGATACTGGCTTTAATGCATCTGTTGTATTATCAACATTTGCAAGTCCAACGTCAGATTTTGTAATTCCAGTAGGGGTATTGATTGCTGGAGAAGTCAAAGTTTTATTTGTTAAAGTTTCTGTACCTGCAAGTGTAGCAAGGTCTGCGTCAGTAACCGCCGTGTTGAATTGTGCAATTGTTCCTGATACTGCATTTGAGGCAAGAGAAATTGTCTTATTTGTAAGTGTTTCTGAACCTGCAAGAGAAGCTACATCAGCATCAGTAACTGCAGTGTTCAATTGTGCAAGAGTTGATGTAACTGTGTTTGAGCCAAGTGATATTGACTTGTTAGTTAAATTATCTGTAGTTGCACGTCCTACTAATGTATCTGTTGCGTCTGGCAGTGTTAGTGTACGATCTGCAGTAGGATCCACAAGAGTAAGAGTTGTTTCATAATCATCCGCTGTTGCACCTTCAAAAACTAAAGCATTTTTAACAGCAATTGTAGTTGAATCAATAGTTGTAGTGGTTCCTTGAACTGTTAAATCACCAGTAAGCGTTAGTGATGTACCAGATGCTACTCCAATGTTTGGCGTTACCAATGTTGGTGATGTTGCAAACACTAAAGCACCAGAACCTGTTTCACCAGTTACTGCTGCTGCTAAATTTGAAGAAGAAGGTGTTGCTAAGAAAGTTGCAACTCCTGTTCCAAGTCCATCTACGCCAGTTGATATTGGTAGTCCTGTTGCATTTGTAAGAACACCAGAAGCAGGGGTACCAAGTGCGGGTGCAGTCATTGTTGGTGAAGTTAAAGTTTTATTTGTAAGAGTTTCTGAACCTGTAAGAGAGGCTACATCTGCATCGCTAATTGCGGTATTTAACTGAGCAAGAGTTGAAGTAACTGTATTTGAACCAAGTGAAATTGACTTGTTTGTTAAAGTTTCAGTTTTAGATGCAGTTGACTTATCGTCTAATTGTGTTTGAATTGCAGAAGTAACTCCATTGAGGTATCCAATTTCTGTATCTGAAACATCTGTAACTCTAAGTTGAACTGTTCCACCATCATCAGGGAATGTAATAGTTCTATCGGCTGTGGGATCTGTTACTGTTAAAGTTGTTTCAAAATCGTTTGCTGTTGCACCTTCAAAAACAATTCCTGTTGTAGCATTAATTGTTGTGCTGTTAATAGTAGTAGTTGTGCCACTTACAGTTAGGTTTCCTGAAACTGTAATATTTCCACTGCCGTCAGCCAAAACCACTGTTCCTGTTGCATCAGGTAAAGTAATTGTTCTGTCAGCAGTTGGATCTGTTACGGCAACTGTAGTTTCAAAGTCATTTGCTGTAGCACCTTCAAAAGTAATGCTTGAACCAAAGGCAGGATTTGCTGTTGAGTTACCATCAATAAAATAGTCTAGAGTTGACCAGTTATTTATGCCATCGCCAATTTTAAACTTATTGGTATCTGACTCCCAGCCAATTTCTCCAGAATTAAGAACTGGGCCTGCTCCAGCGTTAGTGGATATCCACTGTGCTGCAGTACCTCTGCGCTGTTGCATTCTTGTTGCCATTTGTGCTACTCCTTTAGTAGTTATATTATAACAGATAATTAGTTAAAATTATCTATTGCAATTCCGCCATTCCATGTCATTGCCCACTCATTTAAGTCATAGTATCCAGCATCTTGAGATGAAGAAAATATTGCATCATAATATCCAGCATCTTGATACACACTCACAATAAGACCATTTCCACCAATTGAAGTATCGTGGATGTGCTCTCTTAGGTTTGCGGTATCTTCAAAAGTCGCAATCATGACCCACTCTTCAAAATCTTCTGAATATATGGATAAATGCTTTGTATTTGTATCAAACCACAACTGTCCATCTACTGGAGTTGTTGGCTCTGTTGATTGTGCAGGAACAAATACTGGTTTTGAATCTACATAAAGTTTAGTAGCAGCATGTGCATTTTCAGTAGGAGTGCCAACTGTGACAGGTGATCCAAAAGTACCGCCTTCGGCTACGGATAGCCCATGCTTTACCTTAAAGTCTCTATTAGTTGTTGCCACAGTTGACTCCCGTCACTAATTATGCTTCAATATAAGTTCTATGGATTTTAACAGCAGTATCTGCTGCTGCTGCAGTTACCTGTAGAAGAACATTACCACCTGAGTAGACAGCATTTGTTGTTCCAAGTTGATCACCACTTTGTACATTTGCGTACTCTGTTAAGTAAACATTTTCTCCAGTAACTGCAACAAGAATTTCAATTACTTCAATAGTTGAATCCTTTTTCATTTGAACAATATACTTAGCAGCAGAATATGTTGTTGCTGACCATGTATCAATTGTGGTTGCTGATGTTCCAGCAGTTGCTGTTGCATCTCCAACCTGTGAATTTGCAAGTGTTACTGCTGTTCCAGTTAATGCTCCTGAAAGAACAAGAGTTGTACCTGTTGCTGCTCCAATTTCTGGAGTAACAAGAGTTGGTGTGTTAGCAAATACTAGAGCACCAGTTCCTGTCTCATCTGAGATAACTCCTGCAAGTTCTGAAGAAGATGTTGCAGCCAGTGCTGAAATCTTGCTTGCTGTAGTAATACCATTTGTTACTGTTGCAGCATTTCCAGTGTACTGTGTTGCTGATAGAACTTCAGTTCCAGCAATCTTTAATACCTTGCCAGAAGCAAGATTCATGTGCTCAGAAGATGTCCATGAGTCAGTTGCATCAATCCAGTTGAAAGTCTTGTCTGTGGCACCCTTAAGAGTAAGACCACCACCGTCTGCACCTGCATCTGTTGGAGTTGCTACTGCACCAAGAACAAGGTTCTTGTCATCAATTGTGATTTCTGTTGAGTTAATTGTAGTTGTTGTACCATTAACTGTTAGGTCCCCTGAAAGAACCAAAGATGTTCCAGTTGCTGCACCAATATTTGGTGTTACAAGTGTTGGTGTATTAGCAAAAACAAGTGCTCCAGTACCAGTCTCGTCTGAAATAATTCCAGCAAGTTCTGATGAAGATGTTGCTGCAAGTACGTTTAACTTATCTGTTGTTACAACAAGAGTCTTTGTATTTGGAATAGTTGTACCATTGATAGAGTCAGCAGTAGCAACACCAAGTGCTGGAGTTGTAAGTGTTGGACTTGTAAGAGTCTTGTTAGTAAGAGTCTGTGTATTTGTTGTTCCAACTACCGCACCAGTTGCACCGTGTGCTTCTGTTGCACCTGTGTGAGTTGTAAGATCTGAACCAGCAGCCTTGTTATTTAACTGAGTCTGGATTGCTGAAGTTACGCCATCAACATAGTTAAGTTCTGTTGTTGAAAGTGTTGCACCATCAAGAATGTTAAGTTCTGTAGAAGTTGCTGACATAACAACATCTTCATTTACCTTTGGTGATGTTAAAGTTTTGTTAGTTAGTGTTTGTGTGTTAGTTGTACCAACTACAGCACCAGTTGCACCATGTGCTTCGGTAAGGTTTGCGTGTGTTGTAACATCTGAAGTAAGTGCTACTGTTCCAGTTGCGTCTGGTAGTGTGATTGTGCGATCTGCTGTTGGGTCTGTTACTGCAAGGGTTGTTTCAAAATCATTTGCTGAAGATCCTTCAAACTCAATGCTTGAACCGAATACTCCAACTGCTGCTGGTGCTGACCACTCAACTCCATATGTTGCCCCAGAGTTTGCTGTGAGGACCTGTCCGTTGCTTCCAATTCCGAGACGTGCTACTGCGTCGTCTGCGCTACCTACAATTAAATCACCTTTAGCGTCAACTGTGCCTGCTGTGACTATATTCTTTCCATTAACGGTTGCTGTTGATCCTTCAACAACTAATCCCGCTTTTACTCTAAAATCTTTTGTTACTGTTGCCATTTATTATCTCCTTGGTTAAGCCTTCAAACCAGTACGCATGTAGCGTAAGGTTATAGGGGTTTGTCCTCCCACAGGAACTACAGTTAGTGATACTGTATCTCCTGCCCTAGAGACGCTAATGGTGCCAATATTCCCATCATTGTCTACCGTTCCATACTCACTGACGTTATCATTTGTACCGTCAGGGACTATGGTTAATTCTGTTGTGTAATATTTATTAGCACCACCAGAAGTTTTTTTAATTGAGATCACATACTTAACTGATCTCCATTCTGAGGCAGTAAAATTATCAAAGATTGTACTGTTCTCAATACCAGTAATTGTTACTTCGTTATTACCATCTGAACCAAGATCTGTTGATCTTGCAGATGCGCTGTCAATTAAATCAACATAGTCTGCTTGAGTTGGTCTATCTCCTGTCTGAAACAGGGCCTTTACGTTTGCTATTGATATTTTCGCCATGCCTGAATTATATCATATATTTCAAAGTATATAGTTAGAGAAGCCAATTATCTGCAATGGAATTGCTGGTATGTTGCCAAGGCTGTTAGGTATCTTAATTGCTGTAAATCTTATTCTAAAGGGTAGGAGTGAATTTATACTTATCCCACGATTTGTGTCAACAATTTCTACATTTGGAAAAGAAACAGGTTCAACCACTCTTGTAAAAACAGGAGTATTGCCTTTTATTGTAACGCTTGCCATTAATTTGTAACATCTTCAAGAAGAGTTATTTTGCCTTGGGCAACCGTCCAAACAAGGGTGTTTTGTGGAAGACGTAACTCAATATCAAAAATATCATCTGTTCTTAACTGTGCGGTTTGGGCTGCAGTTAGGTTAATCTTAAACTCTCCGTCTTCATCATCTTGGTCTTGTGCTGGATTAATTGTAAAAATTAGAGTTGCAGTGTCCGTAATTATTTGAGGATCAACTATTGTGGTTGGTCTTTTAAATTCTGCCTCTATTGTCCAATCAGGAATATTTAAAGGCTGCTTTGTATCATCTGTTAGATAGACCATAAAGGATGCTGTATCTCCTTTTACAATAGTCCAATTAACAAATGGTGGTGCTTCACCAATGTCATATGTAGATGCGCCTTGACCTCTTAAAGTTGCCATTATGATAAACCTGCTTTCATTGATCCCCACGTTCCATTGCCTTTTGGTTGTCCAACTACGATTATTCCAGTTGAAGCATTTACTTTTGCAACTACTGCAACTGCTCCTGATCCACCAGCAGGAATTGAATTTGTAAGACCTCCACCATTTGCAACATAAAGTATATTTCCAGCGGTATAAGAAGAAGTATCAACATTTTCAAACACTCCAGATACAATAATAACACCATCTGTAGCAGTTGAAATTGCTGCCTGTGTTATTCCTATCATTGGAAAAGTTGCTAAGTTGTCTGAGTCGCATTTTCCAATTAATGGTTTTGTTGAGTACCCTGAAATATATACAGGAGTTCCCTTTGCAATTGTTGCTCCCGTTGTATTTCTAACTTCAAGTGAAATAAAAGGAAGACCCACGTTTGAAATAACATCTTCAATACGCTCCGCTAATGACTGAATATCCTCATGGACATTTACAGGGTCAGTTAAAACGGGATAAGGAAGATCATAAGTTGTAGTTGCGCCAGTAGCCATAGTACTTATTATTATACCACTTTCCCACATAGAAATTAAAAAGTTATAAAAATGTTACCTAAAGTTTGACTTTTAAGCCAAATTCATGTTATAATTAATACATGCTACTAACAAGTAGCATTTTTAGTCTCTAGGAGGTTTTTATTATGAGAAGAGATAAAAAAGCTTGGATTGGAATCCTGGCATTGGTTGGGGTTGTGGCACCATTTAGCAACTTTGCCAATGCATCAACTACGGAAAACAACTTACTAATTAAACAGGCTGAAAACCCTGCTGCCACCCACAAGGTGGCTTTTGTTGTTTCTAAAGCAAAAATGTTAGAACGTTATGAAAACAAAACAAATCTTACAGATATTGAATTAAAGAAGTTGCTTTCTTTGGTGGGATTTACAGGCAACGACTTAGTGGTAGCCTGGGCTATTGCTAAGAAGGAATCTAATGGTCGTCCCTTAGCATTTAACGGAAACCATAAGACTGGGGACTCCTCATATGGAATGTTCCAAATTAATATGATTGATACACTGGGTCCAGATAGACGAGATAAGTTTGATCTTGACTCTAACGCTGAATTGTTTAATCCCGTCAAAAATGCGGAGATTGCATACTATATGTCCAATGGTGGAAACGACTGGTCTTCTTGGAAGGGTATTACTCCAAAGACCAAAGAATGGATGAAGAAGTTTCCTAGATAATTTTAGGTAATAAAATACCCCCTTGGAGAAATCCTTGGGGGTTTTTATTTGATTTTTAACCTAAAGAATAAATCAAGGAGTTTCCCATAGGTGCTTCTCTAATTGATACTTTTCTTCAAAGTTTAGAACGGGACGGTAATCACAACATTTACAGATTGGCCTATTGTTACTATAGTCTGGCTGTGACCAATACCCCATCTTTGCTCTAAATTTAAAATCAGACTTCCATGAGTTTTCAGCATGTCCTGTTGGAGTAAATGCCCAGTGATCAGGCTCTGCAAATTGCATAAATAGTAGATGCACAAACTTGTCTTCATCTTCTGATGGAAACTCTGGTCTCCAGTGCATACTGTCATTACCACAAAAAACAATACAGTCATTTGGCTGCTCATCATAGAAAACATCATCTACTGCTAATTGCCAGTCAACGTTTTTGTCAACACAAATATCTAGCGAATACTGGCAGGCTGATTGATCATAGTGTTTCCATAGTTGTGGCTTGACACCGTTTTGTTTTTGGTATCTACCCGTATGGAATCCTGCTCTACGAATAGTTTCGGAGCCAAATGTCTTCTTTGCTATTTCTAAAATTTCTGCTTCTGTTTCAGCATCAAAATGTACCTCTTCCAACCATCTACCTGCAACGGTGTGATAAAAGTGTGGTCCATCAGGTCCTAGATTCATTTCTAGTATTTGCTTCTTTATCTTCTCAAATAGTTCTGCTGGAAGGAAGTTCTTAATTGATCTTGTGTCTACAGTTTTCATTCTTGCTCCATTCTTTTTGTTTTTAAAATTTCTTGAATATGTTCTGGCCCTTTTGTAAACCACCAATGATCTGGTTCAACATAATGGAAAAATACTACTCCAATCTTACCAGTATTATTATAAAGGGTTTCTCTCCAATGTTCATACTCTTCACCCATGAACATGATTGCTTCATTTGGCATTGCTGTATATGCTTTGCCATCTATATATAGGGCCCAAGGATCTCCTTGATAAAGAACTAAGTCAAGGGTATATGTGCAAGCATTTGCATCTTTGTGCTTGTGAAGACTAATAGTTTCATCAGAATACTCTGCAAATAATGAATATGATGGAAGCATAGTCTGACTTCCAAAGTATTCTCTTGCTATTGGCAACAGTATTTCACTAAACTCTTTTAATATTGGCTCCGATTGATCTCCCGCTAATTTTCTGCCAAACTCGTCAGTTCCCACAGATTTTAATCCTTCGTGATTTTTAAAATGCATACGAAGTCTATCAAAGTCTCTTGGGTTTAAAACATTTTTAATTAATCCAACTTCTTTATTCACTTATCCTCCTAACAATAACTAGATAACTATCATTATATTCTGTTTTATGAGTATCTGTTAAGTCTATATATTCTACAGCATATTTATTTATTTGTGATTCTAATTTTGACTTCCATTTTTCTACGTCTAAGTCTTTAATATCTTCTATAATATATACCCCTTCATAATTTAGCCATTGGGATACTTCTAAAAATGTGCTATATGTTAATTCAAAGTTATGTGAAGCATCATCAATTATTAAATCATAAAATATTTCATTAGTCTTATATCTAAAGTCTTTAAATGTATCAATATTGTTTTGATCGGCATAATAAGAAAATACGTCATCTTCATTAATCAAGAAATCAAGATTGTTGTCTACAAAAAATAATTTAGCATTTGGATATAAAACTTTCCATGCATTTTTTGAAAATCCTAGGCCAATGCCTATTTCAAATATATTTTTAACAGAATATCTATCTTTAAACAGTTTTGAGTATGCTTCGTGGTATCCATGATCTCTTGCTTTATCAGTTCCACATAGGTTAAAATAGTATTCAAACATGTTAGATTGAAGAATGTGCCTATCTAATGTCTTATTCATAGTACCTGGCCATATTAGAACTAAAGTAGTGGTGTATAAAAATTTTATTTTTATCTTGTTTGTCAAAATTAAGGCCAAGAGATATATCATCTTCATCAAAATATTCATGCTGTATATTTAAGTCTTTAATAACAGAAAATGCAGAATACTGAGATATATTCCAAAATAAAATATGATCATTAGAATTATTTAATTCATTATATATAACATTTGTAAAATGTGAAATTTTGTCCACAAGCATCGTCATAAAAAAATCAATGTGTGGTCCAAGTGCATTTTTTGAAACTATTATTTGTCCATCATTTATCGCTGGCATTATATTTAAACTTAAGGTTAAATCGTTTACAACTTTATCATCTAATTCTTTTTTTAAATAAAATATATCTTTGTTATATTTATTAAATAATTCTTCTGGACTTTTATAAAATATAGTATCAGTATCTAAATATAAAATTTGATCTAAATTAAATCTTTTTAATGACTCTATCATATTGTGCCATCTGTGATGCAAATGCCTATTCCATGGGTATTCTGGAATCTTATCTGTCCATCTAACTAGTACATCCTCATTGTTAAACCGAACTAAACTTATATTATTATCATTAAAAAAACTTTCTTTTGATAAATCAAATTTTGAAGAATAAAAAAATATTATATCTATATTAGAAAATTTTCTAATGCTTAATATTGATTTTAGTATTTGTTTATAGTTATGATGTTGAGAATAATTATCGTCAAAATATAAAGAGTATACTATAGCCCTTTTTAAGCCATCCATTGGACCACCACATATCTTAATCCATCTGTTACGGGATGAACTTCGTGGTTGTACATAAAGTTTGATGGGAATATAAGAAGATCATTCTTATTTGCTTTAAATCTAAGTCCATGCCTTTTAAACTCAACATTTCCGCCTTCGTATTCGTCATTTAGGTAGTATGTTAAAGATATTCTGCGAGTAAAAAACGGATGATCATCAATGTGGTCATGGAACTTCTGTTCTTTTCCATACCTAAGCAATTGTGGGCTCTCAAACTTTTCTATAGTTGCAGCATAATGACTTGTATACTGATCTAAACACACTTTCATTTCTTTGTGAAACTCTTTTGCAAAATCAGCAAGGATTCCAGATTCATTACTTTCATGATGAGGAAGCATGATAATATCAGTATCTCTGGCCTTTGTATTTGTTCCAGATTTATTTTCATTTTGATCAACAAGAACTTCTGCAGGTCTCCAAGAAATTCCTGCTTCTTCTATTTTTTTTATATATTCTATTGATTCAAGAAATACATTTTCAAATACTACGACTCCTGGTGCTAATTCTTTCATATTACCACTTTCCTATTGGACATGCTGCTAGTTGTAGTTTAGTTTTTCCTGCCATAAAACATCCACATTTTTTGCATTGCTTTGTTGATTTTATTAGTTCTGGACAAGATAAGCAAATGTTATATCTTTCTTTTGCTAGTAAGTCATCAGCCCACTGTGTATTTTTATTTATTAAATCCCATGGTCTTACATCACCAAGGTTTTCTTTATATTTTTGCCATGCAGATTTTTCAGTCATTAGAAGTTATACCTCTACAAATTCGGTGCCATTCCATCTCCAACTAATATCTACATCAAGTTCAGATGGAATCTCTACAAAGATAGGATTAGATGAAAGTCCAGCGACTATTCTTTCTCCGCCTTCTCCATCAGAGCCTTGATACTCTGTATCTACGGTTATTACTGTAAATACATCTCCATCTACAATTCCCGCAAATTTTTTAATTGTCATTTTTTCTCCTTTTCTTTTATTTAAAGTGTATCATACTGCTGCTTATGAGAAGCAACTGCTTCCTGTCCAAGTTCCACCGCTATTTACACAATTTTGGCAGTTAGCACAGGCAGCAGATGAACCTGAATATCCAAACGTATCACATCCAGGTGTGCTACAAACGTTTGGTGGAGGAGTTACAGGTGGAGTTACAGGTGGAGTTACAGGTGGAGTTACAGGTGGGGTAACTGGTGGAGTTACGGGAGGAGTTACGGGAGGAGTTACGGGTGGAGTAACAGGTGGATTAACTGGTGGATTAACTGGTGGATTAACTGGTGGAGTAACTGGTGGAGTAACTGGTGGGACAACAGGTGGTGTAACGGGTGCAGGAGCAGGAGCAACTGGTGTAAAAGAATTGCTTGCTGCAGAATTAAGTGAATCTTGAACGGTATTATTTAATTTAACAACAGCAGTATAAGAAACACCATTTGTTAATCCAGTTACTGATATTGGACTAGAAGTACTTGTTCCAGTAACCGATCCTGGATTTGTTGTTGCGGTATAAGTTAAAGATGTATTTGGTTTACCAGTATAGTCTGGAGAGGTAAAGGCAATAGAAGCACTTGCATTTCCTGCTGTTGCGCTTCCAATTATAGGTGTTCCTGGTTGACGACCAGCAGATGACTGCGACCCACTGTTGACTGGCATATTAAGCCACCAAGTCGCCGAGTGCTACCCAAGTGTTTGTTGCTCGTTTAATAAGCACACAAGATGACCACTGTGTACGAAGTTTTAATCCTGGAGTTGCATTAATTGTTACAGTTCCAGAAACTGGAGTAATTGTGGTTTGTCCTGCACCAGTCTGAATTACAGTAATTTGTGTTCCTACTGGAAATGCTACAGAAGCATTTGTAGGAACTGTTAAAGTATTTGCAGATGCAGAGCCAACCTCTACTATTTTTCCATCATCTGCTAAAACCACAGTATATGATGCAGCCTGTGCATTTGTATCAATATGATAAACAACGTTTGCAGTTACTGCTAAAGATGATAAAATTCCAACAGAAGTTATACCTGATGTGGTAATCCATTCTAAACCACTTGCGGTTGCGCTATTAGCACTTAAAATTCTTCCATTGCTTCCAACACTTAAAATTAATGGAGTATCATTTGCAGATGCAGTAATTAAATCTCCCTTTGCATTTACAAAAGAAGTTGCTATTGAGCCAGCAGCAGAACTAATTTGTTCTTGTAGGCTATTTAAAGTATAAGCAACGGATGGGTTTACAAGACTTGCTGTGTTTGCATTTGCTGTGTTGTATGCTGAAGATCCGTAATGATAGAGTCTAAATGCCTCTTGAATGTCAGCATTGTCTGCATACCCAGGTATTTGTGTGGGATAAAGTGCGCCAATCGATTCAGATGCCATGTCATTTCACCTCATTCATTATATCACAACCGAAATAAATAGATGGACTAAAACCTCTGCATCAAAGGCTCCCCATGTGCCGTCATACTCTGAGGCTTGAAGGTTTATTACTAGGTTTGTTGAAGAAATTGTCACCGATGCAAGACTAGAGGCCAAAGGGTTTGAATTAACGATAGAATACTGAACACTAAAGTTGTCTGCATCCAAACCAGTAACTGCTGTTATATCTGTTATTGGTACAACTATTGTTCCGCTTCCAGAATCTGCACTTGTTCCCGATGCAAAAGTTACAGTATGATTTTTTGAATAAATTGAGGGACTAATCTTTAAAACCTCTACCCAAGTATCTCCACCAGGTTCTGAAACGTATTGATATAAATATCCATAGTCTGATCCAGGAGCGGAGTTAATATATAGGTCGTTTAATATTTTGGTTGATAGGCTAACTGAGTTTGGATTTCCAACACCGACAAAAACCTTGCTACCACGAGTTCCAGTTGGACCAATGTCAACAAGAAGTTCAATTACTTCTGGTCCAGATAAAACAGTTAAGTCATCATTGGATAATACTACGTCTGGCATTAAACCGCTCCAGTTACGTCATCTGTTACTGTAATAGATCCTGTTAAAAGTGTAAAAATAACACCTGCTCCATTATCAATTTGAACATCATAAACATATGTTGTTCCAGCAACAAGATCTCTACCTTGTGCTCCAGTAATGGTACAAGTTACAATATCTGTTGTTGTATTTACCGTTGCAGTTGCGTTGATCTGAGTTCCAGCACTACCACGTTGATTTGCTATTGTAAAGTCTGCGTTGCCAGAATAGTCATCAAGGGAAAAAGTTGTTCCATTTGCGTTTTTTGGACGGATGACAAATTGATACGTATCACCACGATAGTAACTAAAATTATATGTGCCTGGAAATGCCATTATTCCTCCTAACTTTATTATACCACTAAGACACGCTTATATACATGCTTTTTAAAACTAAAGAACTTTCAGCATCTGTTCTAAACTCAGGTCTGATGACAGAGTTTTTGATTTTTGAGGTATCTAGATATAGGGTTTGAAAGAATGACATATCATATGAATACTGATACTTAAAGTTTGCCACATATGAGGTTGGAAAGTTTTCATATTTTTCACTAAAAAGTCTTACCCATAACTCTGTATAGTTTGAATAAGTTGTAATATCAAAGTCATACCTTATATCTATTTTTGCCCCAATTTTTAAAGATCTAAAACTTAACATGTTGGAATCTGGCAAGATTAAAGAGTTATGCTCATCTAGCATATGCTCACTGTTTGACCCATTTACATCTAATTCAAAGTTAGGAAAGACCCAGCCATCATTTCCTTTTTCTGGACCAAGCCTTGTTGATAAATCTTTTTTATTTTTATAATGTACCCACCCTAGATACTTACCAGGTCCTATATCTTGGCCCCATGTGCTCTTTCCTGGCTCACCACGAGGTCCCTGTGGGCCAGCCTTACCTACATCACCTTTTGGACCTTGCGGACCAGCTTCGCCCTTTTCTCCTGGATCACCTTTGAGTCCTTTTTCACCTCTTTCGCCAGTTAGTCCAGGAACGGGTATATACTCTCTTAAATCTGGAGGTTGTTGTAACTCTGATTCTTGAATTGCTTGAGAATACCCTTTTCTTTTAAGGGGTTGCGGGGAATCCATGCTTTGTGCCATAGATTGCCTTATTACTTTGACTGTGTTCTGTAAACCTTAGTTCCAACTTTAATTACAGGAGGAATATTTACTTGAGCGGGAGTTACTATAACTATCATAACGTACCGCTTACATCACCTATTACACAAATTGTTCCAATAACTGGTGTCCACTGAGTAACTTCATCTCCTCCGCCACCAGATACACCATCTCCAGGAATTGTGGCTTGAAGATCAAATCTTAACTCTGCAACAACTGGTTTGTATTTTGTTCCGCCCCAATTTTTTGTAATTTCTCCTTTTGCAATAATATAAATAACGCCGTCTTCATAGGACTCTATCGTTAATAAATCTAAAACATCCGATAATGGATCATAAGAAGTTGCCTCAAAGGTCCAACCAGAAGTATCATAAAGTGTAACCTCATCGTCTTCAAAAAACTCTATTTTAAGTGTTGCTGTATCTCCACGAACAACGTTCCATTGAATGTTGGCTGGTGTGGCACCAAGTTTTTCGGTTGTAGGAGTACACATAATATTGATTATACCATAATTCATAACTGGACACCCTAGGCGCCGTAGGGTGGGGGTAGCAACCTAGAGTGCCAGCCCTCACATTATAACATTAATTTATGCCAGTAAATAAAGGTTTATAACAAAAAGTTATATATGCCATAATTAAGCGTATAACACCAGGTATATAAAAGAGTTATCAAATCGTTATAATCCTATATGTCCGTTTTGTAACTATAAGTCTATTTTAGCCAGGTATCTAATAGTGTATACTAAATATATATAAGAAAAGAATATACTATAGTTAAGGTTTTTAAAAGATAGTTTATATATAGTAGTTATTTAGAACGAGAAACAAAGTCTAATAACACTTCGTACATATGATCAAGTTTATCACTAGTTGCCTTACGCTTTTCTCTAGCATTTTCTTGCTCAAGTTTAATCGATTTAATTTCATCACGCATACTGGTTCCGCCGTTGGTTTTAGTTTCGGCGCGGATATCTTCTACGGCATCGACAATAGGTTTAACTTGAACTTTTATATACCAGCGAATCGCACCAACTATAATTGCGCCAATTGAAAGCAAAGCGAGAATAAATTGAGCCCAGTCAGTTGCTGTCATAATAACACTATTATACATTATTTTTATTTCAAATTCGGCGGGATACGAATTAAGCCGAAAATAGAGTATACAAACCTCCCCCTGACAACATATGAGTAACATACTCTAACATTGTCAAACACTGGATTAATATATCCTTATAGGCTATAATAGATTATATGAGTGATGAAACGAATGTTCCTGACGTAAAGCCATGGGATCTATTTAATGGATCTCCCAGATCGCCAGAAGAAGTAGCAGCAGGGCGACTAGAGATTTGTAAAGGCTGTGAGTTCTTTAGACCAAGGACACAAACATGCCAGAAGTGTGGTTGTTTTATGGCTGCTAAGTCTATGTTGCAAAATGCTAAGTGTCCCGTTGGAAAATGGTAGGTTTTATATACCGTTGAATTTTATATATAACAAATAGTTATAATATAAAACCTTTTATTCTGGTTTGTGATCTGATTCAGATTTGCAAGAACATCCATTGCAACAGGTTTCTGAAAAAACCTTTACAGCCAGAGATGTAGATTCTGTCTCAAATAGTGGTTTGTCGTTATCTAGGTTGTTTAGTATAGCCATAGATGTATTCTATCATATCCCGTGAAAATCTGAAAAATTTTGTATTTGGGGTTTGACCAAAATCTGAATATTTTCTATACGTGTATGATACATATATCTGTACAAAAAATGTGCTTTAATTAGTGAGCACACTAGTACGCCTCTAAGATCTTAGACTCGTACGCCCTAATCTTTCCAACAACTAGGGCAGGTGATGACATCATCACTAGCAAAGTTATCGCTTGACATTTTTGTATCGCACAAGCGACATGATAGTGTAATCATTTGATTTGACCTCTCTTGCGTAGGATAGCCTCAACCTGCGCTAATTGTTCTGGTGTAGATGTGCGATAGGCTTGCACACTCTCTCTAATCCATGGGGATTTAGCCATAGCCTTCT